GCGAGCAGAGGCTACCATGATTGACGCAACAGTTTCCGCATGTGGTCTCTGTGCTTCAATCTGGATTTCATCATGCACGAATGCAACTTGTTGTACAGAAAGTCTCTGTCTCTTGAACTCTTTGTGTGCCTCAATACACCACTGTTTGGCAATGATAGCACCACATCCTTGGAGCAGGGAGTTAAGTGCGGCGTGTTCACTACGCACCAGTATTCTTCTACCATCCAAGCCCGGCACATACCCTTTGCTCGCCACCTTCTTAACTTTCTCCATGAGTCTTGATAACGCAGGGGTGTTGCGATAAAAGTTCTGGAGTACTTCACTCCCCTCACGCGCACCTCCCCCGACAATACTGCCAATCTTGGCCGGCCCTGCACCGTACAGTGTTGCGTAGATAAGAGTCTTAGCTTGCGGTCTTGTAACGCCTGCGGCATCAGCGTTCTTCTGATGGATGTCGCCATTCAATAACTCCTCAGTCCAATCATCATCCTGCATGTAATGTGCAAGACATCTCAACTCGATCCCTGCAAGGTCTGTCCCAACTAACACGTTACCCTCATCAACAGTCCATAGCTTGCGACAATCAGAACCATACTCACTGTTGACACTAGGGATCTGTCCCATGTTGGGACTATGGTGTGTCATGCGTCCAGTCACAGCACCGTTAGTGATTACCCTACCGTGTACCCTACTATCATCCTTGACGTTATCAATCCATGAATCCAACAGGCCGACACGTTTCTGTAGCATCAGGTACTCAGCAATCAGTTGTGCTTCTGGTTTGTCAATAGACTTGAGCGTACCTTCATCGACTATGATACTGCCTTTCTCAGTCTTCTTAGTAAACTTGACACCAATGCTCTGCAACCTTTCTGCGATCTGCTTCCTTGACCCCACATTGAATACGGTAACCCTGTCCTTGAGTTGCTTGCCTGTCTTTTCTGACCAACGCTCCTCCACAATAGGAGGAAATACAGTTTGCATCTCGTCAGTAATAACAGACATGCGATCCTTAAGTTGAGCCAGTAAAGTGACAGCCTGTGGTACATCCAGTTTAAATCCATTGTCTTCCTGCTTCTTCATCAACCATGAGATACGATGCTCAAGGTGTACACTATCACCAAAGGATGATAATTCTTTCGACAACTTATCATACAACAGTGTCGTCACGTGTACATCCTGCTTGCAATAAGCAACCATCTCTTGCGTTAGACCACCATCAAAGTCAGTGAAGTCATCCTTGAAATCACCAAGCCTTTCACCCCACGCACGTAGACTATGACCACCCTCCAGTTGTGGATTCCATAGCCTTGACATGACCAGAGTGTCATGAACTTTGGAGATGGGAATCTCAATTCCCCAAAGCCGTGACAGCACTGGCCCGTCAAACCCTATGATGTTATGTCCAACCACTACGTCTGCTTGATCAATCACAGCTTGCAAGTGGTCTGACTCAGTATGAACAATACAACCTTTGTCGCCTGCCCACTGAGTAACACAACACCAGATTGTATCGTGCGTCATGTTGGTCTCAATGTCGAGAACCAATACGTTCATTACAACTCCTCTTCTTCAACCTCAGTCATTCTACCTGTGTTGCGAGAGTAAAGCAATGCACATGCAGGCCCAGTCGTACCGCTGAATCTGTTCTTGAGTACACGCACACGTGTGGTGTTACGTTCTGTCTCATCCTCTGCCTGACCGTTACGCTCCAAGCCAATCACCATGTCAGATAACTGAGCGATGGAACCAGAGCCACGCAGTTGAGCAAGAGATGTAGCCGCACCTTCCTCGTGACCCTTGGAGTCAGGACGCTTGAGATGTGACACTACAATCAAAGCGATGCCTGTCTCTTGCACCACCATACGCAAGCGAGTCATGATCTCATCAATAGCCTTTCTCTCATCACCACTTGCCTGTGCAGAAACCACAATAGAGATATGGTCAAGAAAGATGTAAGTACAACCAAGCCCCTTAGCCAGATACTTAACTCTGTTGATAATATTTTCAACGCTAGTACTGCCAAAGTGATCGAACAGATAAATGCGATCTGTCCCAAGCGTCTGCTTGAAAGCATCCTTCTTCTCCTCTGTCGTTGCCTCTGAGTCTGGTAAGTGCAGTGGTTGGTTAGCCGCAAGTGACATCAATGATAGACCTGTCTTACGCACTGACTCCTCCAAGAACATCAAACCTAAGTTGTCCTCAGTCTTGTTGAGTACATGCCACACAATCTCACGCACAAACTGAGACTTACCAAGTCCAGAGCCTGCAGTGATCGTCACAAGTTCACCCTTACGGATACCATAAGTTAACCCATTGACACCCGCAAACGGATACTCACAGTCAGCAGGTGCAAGAGGTTTCATCACATCATCATAAAGCGCAGAGCCTACAATAATCCCATCAGGCACATGCTGTTCAGAAGCCCACCACTTCTCAGAAAACTCCTTCATCTTCTTCTGCTGAAGATACTCACATGCATCCTTCATACCACTGAGATGCTTGAACACCTTGGCCTTGGCTCCGAACATCTCAGCCACCTGCGATGCCGCCTTCTGTCCCGGCTCGTCTGCGTCAAAGCAGATCACCACGTTGTCAAAGGAATCCACCCACTCATATTGCTTGCGGATATCCTTGGCGGCAGAGGCCGCACCGTTGCGGACAGAGACTACGGGATACTTAGACCCAAGCATCTGGTATGCCGCCATCGCATCGAACTCACCCTCGACAATGGTGACAAACTTACCGCCCTTGCTGAAGAGATGCTGACCGTATAGCTGTGCATCCTTCCAGTTACCGTTGATAAAGAACTGCTTGTCAGGTGAGCGCACCTTCTCAGCGATGATCTTCCCTGTTGAATCGGTGTACGCAAAGGCTGTTTGTCCATCAACGTGTACACATTTGTATGCCCTAGTCGTATCACTGCTGATACCACGTTCAATAATTGTACGACAGTTTGCATCCTCATACGAATACACAGGCTCGCTGTCGTGTGATGTTGCGTTCATTAGTACCTCACTATTCTGTTCTGCCCAATCGTCTGACTCAGGCGGTCTACGTTCCTCACAGGCAAAGCAATGAGTCCATCCATCATCGTTGATCGCAAGAGCATCACTTGATCCGCAATCATTGCATGGTTGGTGCATCTTTACAAAAGCCACCTTCATTCTCCTTGTAGTATTGACACAACATGGTCAACGCATACGCTTCTTTGTTGTCCTCACAGTAGTCAGCGAGACTCTGAAGTGTACGCAACAGTCCATGTTTATAAATCATATCACAACAATCAACAAGAGTTTGATGAAGATTGTGTTCCTCCATAGCTAAAGAGAAGTCTTCTTCAGGTATGTTAAAGATATTAACCATAAGTAAATAACCTCTTGCGTTATCGCTAAAGTAAATATTTTAGCATGAATCTTCATCCAAGTCAAGCACATCTCCAATCGACATCAAGTCGGGACGCTCAACAGCTTGGATTCCTGTACCTGCAAAACAATCATTGCACAGATCAATGAACTCCTCGCTCTCAGCGTACCTCCTTGTTGCTTCAAAGTCAGTCAACTCCTTGTTACATCCCATGCATCTCATTCAAGTATCTCCCTATCAATGCACAGCCAATGATGACAGCATAGATAACGATTGCCTTGCTTATCGACATTGACTACCCCACGGTTTAGTAATAGACCAGTGACCACATGGTATCACGCCATGCCATGCCTTGTCAAAGTCCTTTCGAGGAGGAGCGTTACCTCCCTCACGTTTAGCAAGACCATACTGCTTACGATAGCGACACGCAAACTGTCTGATTGAGTTGAGAGAACCACCCAACTTGTCAGCAATCTCAGCGGCAGTGTAGCCTTGATGCCACATGTCAACAAAGATCTTGACTTGAGCGTCAGTGTACTTTGGTCTCATTCTTCATACTCCCTCTGCATGAGATACAACTCACCAATTACACGCTCAGCCAACTCAAGACGGTCAAGCAATCGCCGTATGTGTTGGGCCTGTGACGACAGACGTATCGCTGTCTCTTCAAACAACTCAACTTCCTCGCTTGTTATGTCATCACCTACGATCAACTCATTTAACAAACTGCTCATCTGCTCTGTTGTGTAATACTTCTTCATGAGTAATCTACCTCATCCATTTGAAAATACGGGCCTTCGCGCTCAACATAACGCCAGATCTCCCTGTCTGTTCCACACATCCACTTGACTTCCTCGATGAAGCCTTGTGGCAAACTCTGGCTATAGTCCTCCAACTCAACAGACTGCAAGTGCCATGAGTCAGGGATATCATAACCCTTCTCAAACTTCCAGACCACATCAAGACAGAACTCATTGTCCTCTGAGTCATACCAAAAATGAGTACCGTAATACTCGTGACCATCTTTATACATTACACTTCCTCCTCAACCAACATAAAGCACAGGACAAACCCCAAGGCTCACGCACCAATGCAGGTGCGCTACAGTGATCACACTTAGTTGACATACATCACCCCATACATACGACCTACCTCATCACGAGTCATGAACTTGTGGTCAATGTCCGCAACATCCTCAGCGTCAAGCCATGCATCTTGTGACTCACCATTGGCACGATTGAGACCAAGGAACAACACACGGCCTGCATACGGATCAGGGTACACGTCAGGCATATACACAAACGCAGTCTCAGTGTACAGCCCCTCATCGTTGACATAGATGGCATCGCCACCCTCGTCATAGCCACCAGAACAGAACATGTCGCACTGCAAATGCTTGCTGATGTCCTTGTAATCATTCACCTCTACGTTCTCAATTGTCTTGAGATACGGATCAACCAATACTGCTTTCATATCAAATCCCCATCAATGCTGTTACATGGTAACGCGACACATCATGACCAGAATCAAAGCGTCCTTTGTTACACTGCTTCTGTGTCAACTGCTCACACCACTGATCCCACAATCTCTGCGTGGAATTGTTGTGCTTGCAAATGCTGACATAATTGTTGATCTTCTTCAACTTGGTCTTATCTGTCGCTATCTTCGTAAACTGTACGTCCTTGACAGACACAGTTCGCAAGCGTCTGAGGTTATGTATATCAATACACCCAACACGACCGAACACCATCTGCATTACAAAGCCTGCCTTGGCTAAGCCCAATCCCGGAACCTCGACAAGCAACGCCATCATACGTCTGTCTCGCTCCGTATTATCAGCGAGTCCTCGACCAATACCAAACTTGGCATCCTTCAACTCCATGAGCTTTTGGTACAACTCGTAGCCATTGGCATTGAGCCAGACAAGAGTATCCTTCTTGAACCCCCAAACATACTTGGAGTCAAGTCCACGGGTACGATAGTCCTCCATCTGCTTGTTCATCGTATGGAATGGTGTCTTGACAGACAACACAACAAACATCACGGTATCCTTGAAGTTGCTAAAGTTACGCTGTGACCAACGATTGATTAGCGGGTTATGATCTTTAAACATTTTAGTTCTCCTCGTCTTCAGACAAATCAGTACACTCAAGGGCAGTACAGTACCCATTCAGGAAGTCATCCATCGCTGACTCAAGCGCACTAGCCTCCTTGTAGCTGAGGGCATACCCTACCTTTCGCAGAGTCCAGTACGATCCCCACAAAGGATTACTTGAGCGCACACAATAGGAACCATCTGATTCCTTGCGACAAAAGTCACGCATAACCTCAACAGTCTTCATCTCGTCAATACAAGAATCAACCCACGCATTGATAGCAATCTGTTTTAAGTCTTCCATGTTACTCTCCTTTCATTGTATAAACTAACCACACAAACATCATGCCTGTGATAGTACCAACACTAAAATCTATCCACTCGTAATAATCCATTACTTATCCTCCCAGTATTTCTCACCCACAAATGCTCCAGTGCCTAGCACAAAAGCCCACAAAGAAATCACAACTAATGTCACAAATGTCTCTTCCACAAATGTACTCCTGTTTAAGTATGCTTAAAAAGAAGGGGCTTTAGCCCCCTCCGGGTTAGGCTGCTTTCTTCTCAACCAGTGTGGCAAGCTCATCGATCATCTTGTGAATCTGTTCGGCTGTCATTCCAGTCTCTAGCATGATCTTGACCGACTGGGTGAAATCCGCGATTGGATCACGCGCCTCACTCGGTTGCTTGTCTTCCTCTCCAAGCTTTGGTTGCTCTGCAGGCTTTGGAGTGTTGACTTTCGGATTTTTGTTTCTCTGTGGTGTCTTTGATTCACCGCATGCGTTATACCACTGATTCAAGTTGCCAGTCGTTTTCCCAAGCTTGATCACGTCTTCCTTGTGATTGATTGCAAGCTTCAAGATGCGCTTGACGTTTGATTTGTAAACACCGACTGTCTTCTCTGCTTTACCTGCTTTGATCATGGCATCGCTGAAATACTTCAGATAATCATCGATTGCTTGATCTGTCATCTTCCGTGGTTGAATGAATTCGATGATCACGTCATTGATCTTCTTCTCTGTTTCATCCTTTGCGATCCACGCATTGGTGAGCGCGATTGCATGCTTCTGAATTGTTTCTGTTTTAGTCGTCATGATAGTCACCTCTTTTAATCATGATTAAATTTTCAATATCGAGAACGGTTTTGTCCTCTTGTTAGGTTAGACCGGATTTCGGCGGTATCGGTTCCATTGTATGTTTCTATCGATAGAGCTGGGGTGATAGGTGTGGGCTATGAATCAATTACCTATAGGGGTACTGTATCGACACACACACTCCCATTTATAGAAACAATTGGACAGATCGCTAATGTCAAGAACTATGCCAAGTTTTGTTATGCAACTATCGTGCCAACTCTGCACCCCCGGGGGAGGCACAACCGCCAGCGTAACGATATATGTACCTACTTAGACACAAAAAAGGGTAAATTAAGAAATGGTAATGAGAATCATTTACAAATGCGAATCGTTTGCATTTACAAAGCCTTAAGCGCGTCTGCGGAGGTCAAGGAACACGCCTGAGACCCGCTGAAGAAGGGACGATGTAGTCTATTTTAGGGTATTATGTTAAATAAGCTTGACAAATCCTTAAAAGTATGATATAATAATTACACTAAAGAGCAAGCGCAAGAGGAAATGCATAAGTAATATTATCTTTAGTATTATTATCTCTTGCATTATTGTTGCGTTTAACTACAGAGTACTGTATATGGCAGAGAATACTCCAACAAAACGAGTAGGTCGTCCACCGAAGGTTGATGTTGAGTCGAAAAAGGTGGGCAATCGAGGGAAACGTGGAAGACCTCCCGGAGATGCGGCGGCAATCAATGAGATGAAGGCTAGGTTGTTAGCCAGTCCGAAGTCTCGAAAGGTACTAGATAGTATTGTTAACGCCGCATTAGATGATGAGCATAAGAATCAAGCGGCGGCATGGAAGCTGTTAATGGACAGGATGCTACCTGTGAGTTATTTTGAGAAAGATGCAAGCGGTGGACGTTCTGCTGTGAATATTACTATCACTGGTGTTGGTGGTGAGACAACAATTACTGGTGTTGAGGATGAAGGAGAGGTCATAGACCATGAATGAACAAAATCTCATGGCGGTTTATCGCTACATGCAAGAGCGTGGACTGAGCGATACTGCAATCTATGCGATGTTGGGTAACATTGCTGTTGAGTCAGGGTATACGTTTGATCCAAACATCGAGCAACGAGGTGAAAGGAAAGATCCTGCATACGGTTTATTCCAGTTTGATCCTCGTGGTGGTTTGTATCAGCCATACATGGATTATGTTAAAACAACTGAAGACCAAGACCCCGCCAGTATTAAAAACCAACTGGACTTTATGATTGATAGTGTACAGGGTACGTACAAGCCCGGTGCAGAGTACATGGGTTTCGGTAATGTTAAGCAAGTGAATGAAGCTTTTAAAGGCGAGGATGTTGAGGAAGCAACCAAGCTGTTCTCTGATAAAATTCTACGCCCCGGTAAGCCACATCTCTCCAGACGCATAGCTTCTGCAAACACTGCAAGAGATATGATTACTGCTAACCTTGAATCTGGTATTGGCGAGATTGTATCCTTTGAAGATCCAAGTCAAACACCTGAAGAGGCGGAACAACGCGGTTCTTTTCTTGAAGGGCTACGGGGTTTATATCAGCTTTACCAACGAGACTTTGGAAATGACGCTGAACCTGTAGCCCAAGAGATGCCATCGGAAGAGGAAATTATTAATGTTCTTGAAGAGCAGAACAACTTTGAACCAATGGCAGTACCGGACGATGAACTCCAAGCAAGGCCAACATACTTGCAAAGTTTGTTTAGATGACAGAACTTAACATTCAGCTACTCCCGTGGCAACAAGAAGTCTTTGAATCTAAGACCCGCTTTAAGATTGTTGCCGCAGGTAGACGTACAGG